TCAGAAGGTTTTTTAATTGTAGTATATGCCATTATAAATTTAATCCTTTTGTTGATAAAGCTGTAAAGCCTGTTGGTACATCATATTCAAATATTCCATTTCCACTTGCGTTAGTTCCTGCACTAGCTACTGCTGTTGTTCCGAAGTAACCATTGCCGAAGTTTGCATTAGTTGTGCTTCCATAAGCATGAAATGCTAATGAATATTCATAACCATCAGTTAAATCAAATGCTGAACCTGTGCCTGTTGCACCACTTGTTGGGTCACCAGAATTTTGCCATGTACCATTTTTACCAAAATATATTTTATTGTTATCCAAATCTACTGCACATGATACTATATCTCCAGAGCCAAAAGTTGCTCCAAAACTTGATGAACTACCATTGTTATATTTTTCTCCATTATAATTATATCCATATCCTCTTGAAACACTTCCCACATGATTACTATAAACAGCTTGAGAAATATCTGTAATACCTATCATTCCAGCAGAAGCAGATGGTTTCATTTCAAAATACCATTTTCCTTGAGAAACAGCTATTGTACTAAAAGCAGTTCTACTAACACCACCACTAGCTGTAATAGTTAAATTACCTTGTGTTAATGTGGTGCTTGGTATTAAAGCATTTCCTGTAGCAAAAACATTGCTTGGAGAATCTTCAGTTTTTGTAAGTGTACCACCACCAACTGTAAAGTTATTACTATTACCAGATTGGTCTGTAACTGAATTACCATCTTTTAAAATAAAGAAACCATTGTTTCCATAAGTAACTGATGGAGAAGTTTTAATTTTCCAAACACCATTAGCATCATATTCTCCAAATGCTGTTGCGTCATAAGCTGTGCCATCTATCCAATGCACATGAGACATTAAACCATTATAATAGTATGTTCCACCAGGTTGGCTACCTATAGTAAATGTAGCACCACTACGATTAATATGCATATTAGAATTTTGTGCAGGATAAGTTGTTGTTGCAAGACTTGTTTCTTGTACTCCATTAACATAGAATTTTATTCTATCTGATGCTGTACTTTGTGTGCTGTCAATCGCTAAAACAATATGATACCAAGCATTTGTATCTCTAAATTTTCTATTTGTTTTAACTGATGTATCAGAGGATATACCAGAAGCAACATCAACTCTTAATTCATCAGTATCTGTAAAAAATAATTGAAATTTATTACTACTATCAGTATTTTCTGCAAATAGTCTTGGATAATCTGCTAGTAATTTTGTTATTTTAACCCAAGCTGAAAAAGTAGATTTTGTATCACTACCATTTGAACTTACTGTTCTTGTTAAATATGTAGCCATTAGTTAAATTGTCCTCCACCTGTTGCACCGAAGCTAGATGTTAGACTAAAATCTCTGTCTACTGTCTGAGCTTCAGCATCTGTTATTCTTAATGTAAAATTATATGTTGTGGCAGCAGTTGATGTTCCACCAAAGTCACTTGTACTTATTACACCATTTGTAGCTAAACTGCAATTAGCACCTGATGAAGCAGTTAAAACATTTCCACCAGATGTAACTTCACTAAATGTGATTGCACTATCTGATGAACCTACAACTGTAAATACTGTACCAGAGAAGTTTCCTGCAACTGTACCTAATGATCCTGCTCCTGTTGTAAATGATGGTGCAGTAGAAGCTGTTAAAATATTGTTTGTACTTCTTCCAGCATTACCATCTGGATTTTCTATTCTAACATAATAGTTTCCACTTGCTAAAGTTACATTAACTGAAAGTGTTGTAGCATTGGTAAATGAAACTGTATTAGAATTTGTAATAGCACCTGTTGAACCATTTATAAATTGTACTTGTGGTATTGAAACAAAGTTTGCTCCTGTAATATTTATTGTTGTAGCAGTAGCTGGAGCAATAGTTTGTGATACATCTGCTACAGTTGGTTTAGTTTCTGCTGCTGTAATCCAAGATAATTGGTTTGTGCTTGAACCATTACTAGCAAGAACTTGATTTGCTGATCCTGATGATGTTGGTAAAATTAAAGTATAACTTTGTCCAGCAGAATGAGGTGGTGATTGAATTTTTACACCATGAGAATTTTGTGAGCAATTAAGTGTAATCTTACCATCTGCACTTGAACCATCTCCAAGAGCAGTTAAAGTATTTGCATTAATTGTTCCTGTTACAGCAGCAGTTGTAAGAGTTTTACCTGACATTGTTGTTGGTAATCTTCCATCAACAATTGTGCCAGTTAAATTAGCTGCTGGTATTCCACCAGTACCAGTAATATTATTACTATTTAAATCTAAATTACCACCAAGTTGAGGTGAGCTATCATCAACTACATTTGCTATACCAGGTGAGATCGCTACCCAAGATGTACCATTGTAAAATTTTAAATTAGAATCACCAGTTACAAAAGCTAAATCTCCAGAATCTAAACTTGATGTAGGATTTGATGAGCTTACTCTGTATCTTTCTGCAAAACTATTTACACCAGCTATGTTTGTTGCTGTCGTATTAACATTTGCAATTGATCCACCAACATTTGTAACATTCGTATTATTTGCTGCTACTGTATTTATGTTTGTAGAGTTTCCAGCAACTGTATTAATATTTGCAGAATTAGAATTAACATTCGCTATTGCTGTAGCATTTGCTGCAACAGTTGAAACTTCTGTAGCTTTAGGAACTAATCTGTGAAAATTGTAAGTATGTTGTGTAGTTGTAGATTCAACTAAAATACCAAAACCTGATGGTAAAGATGCGTTAGCACCAACACTATTTAAAGTAACTGTTGAATTACCAACTGTACCATTAGAAATTGTAACTACACCTGAACCATTTGCTGTGTAATTAGTTGAAAGAGCTTCAACACTAACAATAGTTCCTACACCATTATTAACATCTGGATTTACATTTGGAAAACTTGTTTCATTTGCAATTGGTACAAAACCACCTACATCATCTACAAGATCAATAACTCTTGCATCAATAGCAGCAGTCGTTGCAATAAAATTATCTGAAGCTGACCATGATTGACCTGAGTTAATTAGATCAGATGTATCTTTATTTAAAAATCTAGTGTCTGATGCTGATGTTGTATAAAAAGTATTATCATCTGGAGTATGACCAGATTGTTCTGATGCTACAACTATAGCTGCATCTGCAATCTTACCAATTGTTACAGCATCATCTGCTATTTTTGCAGTAGTTACATTACTGTCTGCAATTTTAGCAGTTGTAATATTTGCATCTGCAATATGAACTGTGTCTATTGAACCATCTACATAATGTTCTGAATCTATACTGTTATCTGCAATCTTAGTTCCATTAACTGCATCTGCATTTATCTTGGCAGTCGTAATTGCGTTATCTGGAATTTTAGCAGTCGTTACTGCATCATCAGCAATTTTATTTGTTGTTACTGAACCATCTGCAAAATTTGTTGAACCAATAACTCCAACTGGTATTGAATTGTTTGTAGAACTTAGTGCTGCAATAAATATTCTTAGTGTGTTTGTTGATGCACCTATATTACCACTATCAAAAGAAGCTGTGATTGTTTGTAAACTACCATTGTTAGATGATGCTGTAATTGCTCCATAAACAACAGTACCATCACCTTTTAAAACTTTTAATCTTCTATTAACATGATAGATCGCAGTAATGTCTGTTGCACTAGCAATAGTGAATTGAGTTGTTGAAACCCAAGCTGGAACATAAGCTGAATCTCCATCTCCATATTCTACCCATTGACTATCGTTAAACCACTCTCTAGTATTTTTCATTAATGCTCTGATCGCATTATTCAAATTACTAGGTAACATTCCCTCTGCTGTATTAATACTATTCAGAGAAGTATTGTTTGCCTGTGTTGTTGAGTAGTCTTTTATTCCTGCCATTTATTTTCTCCTAATTCATAAACCAACTAAAAGCCTTATCGCTTTCAGCATTGTTCTTGTTAATTAATGTATTTACAGCTTCTTCAACTTGTCTTTGAAAAAATTCCTGTGTTTCAATTGAATATCTAATATTATCAATATCTATTTTATCACTCATTATCTATCTCCACCTTGACTAGCTTTTAAATCTATTCCTTGTGCATGACTCCAAACTGTTCCAGCAGGTACTTTTACATTTGCTCTAAAGTATCTACCAGATTGTCTTACAGGACTTATGCCTGTTGTATTTGCTGTGCTTGATGCAGAAGTTGTAACTGTTTCTGCTAAAGTGTTTCTAGTTTTAACTGTTACATTAGCAACAGCATCTACTATTGGTCTAACACCTGTAATGTTAGCTCTTAAACCTGGAAATACTTCTTGTTCTCTAGTTTCTAATTCAGCTTCTAAATTTGTTCCAGAAAAGATAGCTGCTTTAAAATTTTCATCTATAGCACCTAATTTTAAATGTCCTACTGTCCAAAAATCTGTATCTAATGAAATATTAATTTCATCTAAGTTTTCAGATATTAAATCCATTAACTCAACTGTGTTAAAACTTACAAACTGTTCAAAAATTTGTGATGCTTTAACATTAGCAATTGTCCATTTTTGAGTTACATAATTATAAATAAGTAATCTATCACAAACACCATTAGTATTTGCATTATTTTTACTTGGATATAACCATATCGCTAAAGTATTAAATGGATCTACTGCTGCTGTTATTCTATCTGAATATGCTTTGTTTAAATCTTGGTCAAAAAATCTATTTATTTTTTCTGCACCAATCGGTAATATTTGATCTCCATTAATTTGAAAAAAACCATCATCAGCATAAAAGAAAACTTGTCTATTATCTTGACATACACTTTGCCCAAATACTGCACCTCTGTTTGGTGATATAACTGAAAACCTAAACACTACATTTCCACCAACAAAGTCCATTCTAGTTATTTGGTTTTGTCTAAAAACATAACCAACCTCACCAGAAGTTATAGCCACAACTTGACCACCTGATCCTGGTAGAACTTGTGTATCTGATGAACTTATTCCTGCTTCCCAAGTTGAAATATCGTTAATACCTGACCATGCAACTTTATTTTTTGCATTTTCAATATTACCTGTTACCAAGAAGTCCCTAATGACACCACTTACTCTAAACTTAGCTGGTACTGTTCCTGCTGTTGCAATACTTTGTAATGTTGCAAAGTTAGTTGATGTACCCATTAAATAATACATTGGTGCATTAACACCATTACTTGCTATGATGTATTGTCCAAATTGTGTAAATGTAAAAAAGTCTGTGTCTGTACCTGATATAGTTAAACTACCTTTAACAGATGTAAAAGTACCAGATGTTAATTTATAAATATTGTCTTTAGTTCCTACAAAAGTAAATACTGCATTTGTATTATCTCTAAAACTACCTGCACCTTTAGCATTTTGTGTAACATTTGATGTACCACTATAAGCAACCAAACCTTTAACTGGTTTATAACTTGATTGTGCATGATAAACATTTGTTGCTACAGTTGCACCTGGATTTAAATTATCTGGTTGGTCTGGCAACCATTCGCCAAAAGGTAATTGCATATATTCCTATTATAAAGTTGAAATGAATGGAGATGGTACAGAAGTTACAGTTCTTACTTGTAAAGGACTTCCATTGTATTCATCTTCTCTATCATTTAATTCTAATCTCTCAAGTGCTGTTGCAAACATTTGTTGCCATGTTTGAATTTGTTGAGGATTGATACCACCTAAAAAGTTCGCTGCATGAAACAAAGAACCATACAAATAAATTGCAGGGTGATTTTCTAAAATATAATTTGTTGCAACAGATGAACTTAAAGCAGGAAATTTTTTAAAGTAATTCATTACTGCTGTGTAAGTTGCATCTGGTTTTGGAGAAAATCTTAATGTATCTCCTAAAATTGTAAATGTAGTTGGCAGACCAGTAGTAGATGTTCCACTTGTAGTGTCCATTGATGCTGGTGTTGTATATACTAATGGAGTTTTAGTTTGACCACTTAATATATAAAAATTTCTAATTTGTAAAAAGTCTGTTGGTAGAGCTGCTGTTTCTGCATTAATAGTTATATCAGTTTGAGCAATCATACTTCTAACTCTTAATTTAGAATTAAGATCAGCTTCTGTTAATTTAATAAAATCATCTTGTATCTCAGCAGTTAAATCTGATCTGTTTAACCAATTTGCTATTGATGCTTTTAAACTTGTGTAAGTATTTAGTGCCATTATAAATTGCCCTCTGATGTTCTAAAATATCTAAATTCAGAACTATTTAGTTTTTCTCTTAAAATTTTCTTTTGTATATCTCTTGGTAATTCAAACCAATTACCTTTGTTTTGATCTTTGTGATATTCCTTGCACCATATCTCTAATATTACTACTGGAATTGATGCAATTCTTTTAAGTCCCTTGTCAGGACTATAACCATCATTTTGATTATATAATCTTTTATTGTTTTCTAAAATAGGCTTAACATCAATTGATCTTTTTTGAACAATACCATCAGCACCATTATCTAAAAAAGTTTCAGTAATATGCTTATCTGTTTCTTGACTAATTTTTCTCATCTACCTTGACCTTTATATCTAGTCATCTTCATTTGTCTTTTTTCTGACTTATTTAGATTTTTTTTGTGCTTACCTAATTTTGGTGGTTTATCTCTTGGAGTAAAAGTAGTGAACTTTTGTTTAGCCACTATGCACCCATTTCAACAATAGAAATCACAGCATTATTTCCACCTAAAGCAGCTACTTTTTCACCTGGAGAAACTTTAAAAATTTCTGGTTGATCTGCTGGTATAAAAATATGATTAGCAGTAGCAGTTGGAGCTGCACCAAAAATAATATGAAAATCTGTTGCAGAAGCTATTCTTACATATTCAGTTTGAGAACCAAAAGCAGATGAAGCAATAGATGCAGCAGTTCCTGCCATAGTTATTTTTTGTATTGTTCCTGGTCTTAAACCATAATTAAAACTCATAATTTATTTTCCTTTATTTTTTGTATTTTACTTTTTTGCCTTTTTTCTTTGCTAAGGCTTTTGCTTTTTTCATTCCAGATTTACTGTATGAAAACTTTTTTTTTCCTACCAT